AACGGCTTCAACTACTTATGTAAGCGTATTAAATTTTAACTACCCTGGCACATCCCAAGTAGACAACATCTCAGTTCGCCTCGCAGAAGAAGATCGCAGCGTGAACGGCAAAGGTCTCCAAAGATTCGACACAATTCAAAAAGTTCCTTTGTTGCCCGGATCTGACCTTGTGTCTTTCAACTTCGATCAAGGATATTTAATACAACCTCACAATTCAGATTTAAACTTTGGTACTGGTGATTTTTCTATAATTGGTTGGGCAAAATTAAATGAAGATACAACCTACGCGAATCTAGTCATTCGAGATGAGGGGACTGGAAATAATCAGTTTGGAGTTTTTGTTAGAGGACCGGCTGGTGTTGGTGGCCAAGAAAACTGTCTTGGTTTTTACCTAACAGATTCCGGAGGTTCTTCATTACAGACAAACCCCCCAAACGTTATTCAAGTTGGACAGTGGTTCCAATATTGTGTTGTCCGGACAGGAACAGATGTTAAAATTTACATTAACAGTAAACTTGTAGGTACAACAACAATGGCAACTGACCACACAAGTGCAAGTGCAGTACTTGCAATTGGTGCAGCTACTGCCACCAGTAATCAGTCTACAGACATTGAACAAGCTTTGCTTAGAATTTCAGCCACTGGGCCAACCGTTGAACAAATCGCCAAGATGTACAACGACGAAAAGTTCCTATTCCAAGAAAATGCGAAAGCAACTCTTTACGGTACGTCAGATGCAGTCAAAGCACTTGCATACGATGACACCACACGATTACTTCATGTGGGAACATCGAGTGGTAGAAGTGTTTTCCAAGGATTGCGACGGGTAGACAACACAACAACCGCTGTTGTTAGTACGATTAGTGCTAGTAATAGTCTGATAGCAGAGGATTAAAAATGACTGTTAGAGTAACAAAACCGGCAATAAACCTCAGATCAAAATTAAATGAAATGGAGAAAGTGTCGCTTGAAAATTTCAAGGCGATGGATGCCACTTTTTCCGGCAAAATAGGGATTGGTACGGCTTCGCCTAGATATAATGTTGAAATATCTAGCTCTAGCAACACTTTTTTGCAGATTGCATCTACATCAACTAACGCACTTACAGGTCTATTGTTCGGTGATACTTCAAACGCTGTTGGTCGAGTTACTTATGACCATTCAGACAATAGCTTACAGTTTTTCACTAATACAACGGAAAAAGTAAGGATAGATACAAGCGGCAGCGTCGGAATTGGGACTGACAGTCCTGCTACTATGCTACATCTTGAAAATGATGCATCTACTTCTGAAATTATTAGAATAGGTTCGTCTACTGTAACGCATGACACTGGGATTTATATGCGAACAACAGGCACAGCAGCTATCTCTTGGGGTACTGGCGGCGCTTTGGCATTTTATGGCAGTGGCGCTGGTGCTGCAGAACGCATGCGCATAGATTCAAGCGGGAACGTTAAATTTGGTGCAACTGGTGATGGTTACATAAGTGGAACAGCACCTAATACTTATAATAGTGGTTACAGCCAAGATAATGATTCTTGGTCAACTTGGATGAATTATAATGGCTATCAGGATGGAGCTTCACGTTACAGAGATTTTATAGTAGGAAATGGTAAACAAGAACGTATTGCAACTTTTGATGGTTCATCAGGCAACGTCGGGATTGGTACTTCGACTGTTGAATCAACCTTACACTTGCAAGCAGCCAGTGCAGGAGGCAGAGGCGCCACTTTAACCATAGACAACAACGCGACATCAACTGTAGGTAATGAATCTCAAATTACATTTCTGACTGATGCTGGAGCAAGTGTTGCAGGAATAGCAAACGCTAGAATAAAAGCTATTAGCACAAATGCTGGAGACGGCAGAGCAGATTTAACTTTTACGACTTGGAATGGTAGTTCTGAGGGCGAGCGCATGCGCATCGCCACCACTGGCCAATTACTTGTTGGCAGTGGCACAAGCCCAGCTTCTGGAGAAGTTAAACAAACTCTTGTCAGAGCCGGTTCTAGTTATCTTGAGTTTCAAAATACATCAGCAAATACTGGAAGCACCATTGGAACATCAGGTGAAAATTTCATTGTTTATACAAACTCAGGTGCTTTAGGTTCTGAAACATACACAGAACGCATGCGCATTGATTCAAGCGGCAATGTTGGTATTGGCACTTCGGATATACAACATGATGCAAAATTGGATATAAGTATTTTAGATGAAACTTATACGGATGCGCACACCGCTTTAAGATTGGGGACGAGGACTTCATTGGGGGTTAATCAGGCCGCTCTTACTTTTGCAGTAACTGGCCAGGCTCTGTCGGGTACTATTTTTAGTAACTATGGATATGATAACGATGTTCCATATCAAGAGGAGCCTATACGACCTAGTGGATATATTTCTTTTAGTAATGGTCTTCCTAATACTGGCACAGGGCGAATTGTTTTTGGTGGTTCTCAAATTGGCAGTACTACCTTAGTAGAACACGCACAGTTTAATCCGAGTGGAAATTTACAATTTGCAGACGGTAAAGGTATTGATTTTAGTGCTTTGACTTCGCCGGCGACTTCCGGAACGGCAACTGGCAATGTATTAAATGATTACGAAGAAGGGACGTGGACTATGTCTATAAATGGCGTGACTGGTTCGCCTCAAGTTCTAGGATATTACCAAAAAGTAGGGAACAAAGTTTCTTTCCAATACTATACTGGTGGATCAGCAACATTTTCCGCAGTGCAGGCAAGTTGGAGCGGGCTTCCATTTGCATCTTCTAACGCCTCACAAAATTATGGCATTTTCTTTTCAACCCATAATGACCGTACTACTGGCGCAGACAATGGTTACATTTCTTTAAACAGCACTACCGGCTATTTTTTAACTAACAACACAACAAGTGTGCCTAGTTATAGTGCGGGCGTGGGTTTTTTCATGATTTCTGGCAGCTACTTTACCGATTCGTAGACCATACGCCTAGTGGATTCTAGGCACAGACATTCGTCTTTAAGTTTTCTCATATTATAAATAGAGGATAAACTCTAATGTAATATGGGAAAACTATGAGTATTAGCAAGCCTGCAACACGGGAAGAATTCAAAGAATTTTGTCTAAGAAGACTTGGCGCACCTTTATTAGAGATAAATGTGGCTGACGAACAGATCGAAGATTGTGTAGAAATTGCGTTAGAATACTATCACGACTACCACTTTGACGGCACACGGAAGATTTATCTTTCTCGCGAAATCACAGCAGAAGATATCACCAACAAATACATTTCATTACCGGAAAGTATTATTGGAGTAACTAATGTTTTACCTATTGGTAGTTCATTTTCCAGTAATAATATGTTTAATATAAGATATCAAATGTCGTTAAATGATATGTTTGCATTTAATTATGGGCCTGCAGCAAACTTTTATATGTCTATGCAAAACATTGCATTAATGGAAGAGATTTTTGTTGGTATGCAAGGTTTGAGATTCAATCGACACACAGACAAAGTATATATCGATACCGATTGGAGTGCTAGGTTAAGTGTTGGTGAATATATCGTCCTAGAGTGTTATGAAATTATCGACCCCGACACATACACAGATGTCTGGAACGATCGTTGGTTAAAAAGATATGCAACATCACACATTAAAAAACAATGGGGTGAAAACTTAAAGAAGTTTGAAGGAATTCAAATGCCTGGTCAGGTTGTGTTCAATGGCCAAAAAATTTGGGATGAAGCTTCTGAAGAATTGACACGGTTGGAAGAAGAAATGAACTCATCATACTCATTACCTGTTAACGATATGGTGGGGTAACCTAATGGCCCGCAATGCATTCTTTAATCAATACTCGGTTGTTGCTCAAGAACAGTCTCTAGTAGAAGATTTAATTATAGAAGCGATTCGCATCTATGGTCTTGATACATACTATTTACCAAGAACGCATATCAACTTAGATTATCTTTATACTGAAGATACATTGACAAAATTTGACGATGCTCTTGAAATGGAAATGTATATTAAAACTTACGACGGGTTTGTTGGCCAACAGGAGTTTTTGTCGAAGTTTGGGTTACAAGTAGATGAATCAATAACATTTACGGTAGCACAAAAAAGATTTACACAATCTTTGACCGAATCTATTCTCACAGAATACAATCATAACATAATCCTTGAGAATAATGATAATTTAATTAAAGAACAGACGTATGATTATTCTGACATCGTGCGACCTAGAGAGGGTGATTTAATTTATTTGCCGGTCGCTGGATTTATGTATGAAATTAAATATGTTGATAAGATTGAGACGTTTTTCCAACTAGGTAAATTATATACATATGAAATCAAAGCTGATCGTTACGAGTATTCTAGTGAGGTTATTGATACAGATATTGCGGAACTTGATGATATTGAAACAGATTTGAGTGCCGACACATCTATCAATCCATTAGTGGAAGACGCTGATGTGACAGCTGATAATGCATTTATCGAAAGTAGGATAACAGACGATGATATTCTTGACCTTTCTGAATCAAATCCATTTGGGAATTAAAAAATGATATTCGGACACGATTTTTACCACGGAACTATGCGCAGATATATTATTATGTTTGGTAATATATTTAACGAAATGCAAGTAAAAAGGTTTGATAGTCTTGGTGCAGTAGCTCAAACACTAAATGTTCCTGTTTCATATGGGCCCAAACAAAAACAAATTGAAAGAGTTTTAGCTGATCCAAGTATTGACAGACCCGTTTCGACTATTCTACCTAGGATAGGTTTCGCTATGACAAGCATGGGATACAATCCAGCAAGAAAATTAAATTCGTTCGCAAAATTTAACGGCACTTTAGACCCAAATACAAAAACATTTCCGCAAACGTTTGCACCTGTTCCGTATGATTTTAATTTTACTCTCAGCATACTAACAAAAAATGCTGAAGATGGCACGCAATTAGTTGAAAAAATTGTTCCTTTCTTTATGCCCGACTTTACTGTAACAATGAAAGTTTTACCGGATGTTAATGCGACACTGGACATTCCAATAGAACTTGGCAATGTTACGTCCGACGACACTTACGAAGGCGATTACCAGTCAAACAGAATTCTTACTTGGGATTTGGATTTCACTGTAAAAGGGTATCTATTTGGTCCAGTATCAACACAAAAATACATCACTTCAGCTGAAGTAGCTTACTTTACGTATGATTTTGTAGATTCTTATACTGACGGCGACGAAGAATCTAAATATACATATACAGGGGACAATTCTTTTAACATAACTGAAACGGTATCATAATGAAAAAGACTGTAGACGAAAAACTTAATGATATATTTGAAATTGATGCATCTGATGATAGGCTACACGGTCATTCTACTATAGTGGCAAGCGAATGGCAAGCAGAAAATGAAAATATTATTGATGTCATGCCGGTCGAACAACCAAGAGAAGTTTCCAACGTAGAAGACGATTACGAATACGCTAGGAACAACTTAAAAGGTTTAATTGAAAATGGCAAGTCTGTTATTGAAAATATTATGTATCTTGCAAAAGAGGGTGAAAGTCCTAGAGCTTACGAAGTCGCGGGACAATTGATCAAAACTATTGCCGACACAAACAAAGATTTGTTAGATTTATCAAAAAAAGTGAAAGATGTTAAAAAAGACACAGAAGTTGCAGAAAAATCTGGAGTAACTAACGTAAATAATACACTTTTTGTAGGTAGTACAGCAGAATTGCAAAAATTGATCGGTAAATAATATGGCAACCACACAATATTTGGGCAACCAAAATTTAAAAGCTGCTGGGGTTGTTGTCAATTTTACAAAGGAACAGATCGAAGAATATATAAAATGTTCTAAGGATCCGATTTATTTCATCATAAACTACTGTAAAATTGTGACACTTGATAATGGTCTGCAACCATTTGACTTATACGAGTGTCAGAAAAATAAAATAAATGTAATTAATGACAATCGTCGTATTATTCTTATGGAAGGTCGCCAACAGGGTAAGACTACAACCTCGGCCGCATACATTCTATGGTATACTTTATTTTCACCCAGTAGGACGGTAGCTATTCTCGCAAACAAGGCCGCTGCAGCAAGAGAAGTGTTGTCGCGGTATCAAGTTATGTACGAACACCTTCCTGTGTGGCTTCAACAGGGGGTTACTACTTGGAACAAAGGTGATATCGAATTAGAAAATGGTTCTAAAGTATTTACTGCAGCAACATCATCTAGTGCTATTCGTGGTAGATCTGTCAATATGTTGTATGTTGATGAGGCGGCAATCATTCCAAATACTGTAGCCGAGGATTTTTTCACCTCTGTATATCCTACAATTTCTGCTGGTCAAACAACAAAAATTCTATTATCGTCTACACCTCTTGGATATAATCACTTCTGGAAATTCTGGAATGATGCAGAAAACGATAGAAATGGGTTTGTAAATCTTTTTATACCTTACTGGGAGATTCCAGGCCGGGATGAAAACTGGGCAAGAGAACAACAAAGATTGCTCGGCGACTTGAAATATAATCAAGAAGTTTTGTGTAAATTTCTTGGATCAAGCTTGACATTAATCAATTCTGATGTTATAGGTTCGATGTCTGCAATTCCACCGATATCACATCAAGATGGTTTGGACATATATGAAGAACCACAACCAGATCACACATATGTTATTGTTGCTGATACAGCTAAAGGCGTTGGTGGTGATCATTCAGCATTTACTTTGGTTGATATTACGGAAGTTCCCTTTAAAATATCTGTGAAATATAGGAATAATAGAATTAGTCCTTTGTTATATCCATCGGTAATTCACAATTTAGCAAAAAAATATAACGAAGCATTTGTATTAATAGAGATTAACTCATCAGAACAAGTTGCGCATATACTATATAATGAATATGAGTATGAAAATCTTTTGTTTGTAAATCGAAGTAGCCGAGGACAAAAACTCTCAAGTGGGTTTGGAAGCTCTGGAACTCAACAGATGGGGATACAAACTGATAAAAAGATTAAAAGGATTGGGTGTTCTACATTTAAATCATTGGTCGAAGAAAAAAAACTTATAATAACAGACGCTGAAATCATTTCAGAAATATCAACATTCATACAATCAAAAGGCAGTTTTGCGGCAGACGATGGTTATCATGACGATCTTGTCATGACCTTGGTGCTGTTTTCTTGGTTATTCTCTGATCCATTTTTTAAAGACTTGACCAATATTAATATTCGACAAGAAATGTACAAAACTCAAATTGATATGATAGAACAAAACGTTGCACCTTTTGGAATTATAAATAACGGAATGGAAGATGACACATACACTGACAGTGCTGGTCAAAATTGGCAAATCGTCAATGACAATTCAAAATACGAATTTTTATAAATAAATGGTAAGTAATATAAATGATTTTGAGTATTTCGACTATAAAATCTTAACGAAGGAGAAAAATAATGGCAATTAACCTACAATCACCCGGCATTAAATTGACCGAATCTGATCAGGTAGCCTCAGTTGGATCTATTGGTACTTCTACAGCAGCTGCTGTTGGTGCTTTTAGTTGGGGACCAATTGATGAAGCAACTTTAGTAACTAGTGAGACGGACTTACTTTCTAAATTTGGTAAACCAACATTAACAAACAATGTAGATTTTTTATCTGCATCAAGTTATTTAGCTTATTCTGCATCACAATATGTAGTACGTGTTGCTGGAACGGGCGCATTGAACGCAGATTCAGCTGGGTCTGGTACTTTAATAAAAAATGACGACGCGTATCTTTCTGCAACTTTAACTGGTGCTGGTCACTGGATCGCAAAACACGCCGGCGCTCTTGGTAATTCTTTGAAAGTAGTTATCTGCGAAAGTTCTGCTGGTTTTGACGACGCAGCTTTTGCACCATACAAAGGGTTCTTTGATGTTGCTCCTGGCACTTCTGATTTTGTATCAGCTCTAGGTGGTTCTAACGACGAACTTCACGTTGCTGTTATTGACGAAGACGGAAAAATCACTGGTGTGCCAGGCACACTTCTTGAGAAGTTTGAGTCGGTATCTAAAGCTTCTGATGCTCGCAAGATCGACGGTGGCACAAACTACTACAAAAACGTAATCAACAATACTTCACAATATATTCGTTGGGGTAATCACGTTGCTACTGTTGCTGCGAAAACTGCAACAGTCACTTCCGTCGACGGTGCATCTGTTCCTGCTGACGCAACATACACGACAGACGCTCCTCACACATTTGTTGTTGGTGAGACTGTAACAGTAGCTGGCGCAGACACTGCAGGTTACAATGGTACTTTTGTTATCACCGCAGTTGGTTCAACTACATTTACAGTTGTTAATGCCGAAACCAGTGCAACAGGAACGTTTGTGGCTGGTACTGCTGATGTAGCCGAACAGTCTACAAACTGGGGAACAGAAGCTGCTGGAACAACATTTGCCGATGGCGGTGTTGCATCAGTTCATGTAGATTCTCTTGATGGTGGTGCTGAAGGTACTGCAGTCAGTTCATCAGAACGTGTTACTGGTATGGAATTTTTTGCAAACAAACAAAACTTAACTGTAGACTTCTTGGTCTGTGGCCAAGGTGATGCGGCAGTAGTTAACGCTGCAATCGTAATTGCTGAAGCTCGTAAAGATTGTGTTGCGGTATTCTCACCCGAATATGCTGATGTTGTTGGTAACGCTGGATCAGAAGCTGCTGATGTTGCAACATATGTCGCAACTTGCACGAATTCAACATACGCTGTTGCAGATTGTAACTGGAAATATATGTACGATCGTTATAACGACGTATACGCATATGTTCCTTGTGCTGCTGATGTTGCTGGTTGTATGGCACGAGTTGACAACAACTCATCTCCTTGGTTCTCTCCCGCTGGTTATGAAGCTGGTAGAATCCTGAATTCAGTTCGGTTGGCATGGAATCCTGTCGTAAGTGAAAGAGACACACTTTACAAATTAGGTGTGAATCCAATCTTCTCACAGCCTGGTCGAGGAACAGTTCTTTTCGGTGATAAGACTTTCACTGCCAAGAAAACTGCTTTCAGTCGCATCAATGTCCGTCGTTTGTTCATCACAATCGAAGAAGTGATTGGTGATTCTGCTGGAGACATTTTGTTTGATCAAAACACAGCATCCACTCGTTCTTCTTTCACCAACATTGTTAATTCATACCTCCGGTCTGTTCAGGGTGGTCGTGGAATTGATCAATTTAGGGTCATCTGTGATGAAACTAACAACCCAGATTCTGTGGTTCAGGCTAACGAATTTGTTTGTGACATTTTTGTTCAACCGATTAGTACTATTAACTTTATCCAGATCAACTTTGTTTCGGTTGCTGGTGCGGCTGGTTTCGCTGAGATTGGTGGTTAATAGATAACAATTAAGGAGAAATAAAAATGTCAACATTACAATCGTTAAGAAGTGCTATCGGGGTTGGCGCCCGTTCGAATTTATTCCAAGTGACATATGACAAAACAGCATTCACAAATGATGCCGTGTTAACGCAGGCCGGCTTTCTAACGAAAGCGGCCGCGTTACCCGCATCTACTTTGGGTGTTATCGAAGTTCCGTTTCGAGGACGAAGATTAAAAATTGCTGGGGATAGAACTTTTGCAGAATGGACAGCTACCGTGATCAGTGATCAGGGATTTAAAGTACGAGCTGCTCTGGAAGATTTTCAAGAAAAGTTCAACACAACAGATTATACTGATGTTACTTTGGGTGATCGATCTTCAGACACAAGCACCGTTAAAATTGAACAACTCAATAACGCTGGAAATGCAATACGAACATATGATTTGATAAATTGTTTCATTAGTGAAATTGGTGCGATAGATTTGTCCTACGACACAACTGACGCAATTGAGGAGTATACTGTGACTTGGGTCTATGAATATTTTACAACTAGTG